TATACAATATTTATCGCATATTTTATCATATACATTGTAATAACTTTTATTCCTGTTATAAACAAATGATTTCGCTTTTTTATAATTATTTTCTGCATAAATATAATATTCGTTAGCAGAAATGTTACCATTAATATCTAATGCAAAATTAGCGTCGGGTTTTATTTTGTTAATACCTACATTTCCTTTTAATAAAGATAATGTAGGAGGTGTATTAGTAATATTAGATGAAAAGAAATTATTAGTTAACGCTTTTATATCTACACCAGGATAGAAATAAATGTTGTTTTTTTTACCAACTACTGAATTTGTATTAATTATTAAACTATTATCGTTGTAATCAAGTCGCGCTAATCTACCAATATTAGCGACATAATCTTTATTTTCAATAGTATTTTTTAATAAGATATCAAATGAATTACTCGTTGAAAAATCATCTTTAATAATATTAAAAACTGCATCAAAAGTATCATTTGGTTTAAGACCTAACCCTAATTTTTTAGGAAAACTTACATTACAATTTGCATCTAGATAAGCAATATTACTGCTTACATACATGAAAATAAAATTACTTCCGTTATTTTCATTAATTACTTGCGTATAACCTGTATTAGGATCTGTTAAATCAATTGGCAATACTCTTTTGTTATTAATAAAAATGTCATTTTCAACTTTTAAATTAACATTTTTTACGGTAAGCATATTTGTATTTATAAAATTAACATTTTTGTTGAATGCAACATCTCCTTCAAAAATTGAATCATTATCAACATTTAAAGTACCAGTTCTAGTATTATTTTGTATTAATAAGTCGTTTGCAATGTTAACATTATTAGCATTAAATAAATTTTCTACTGATAAATTATTATTAAAAACATAATTTGATCCTGTAAAATTTCCTTCATTTATTTGTGTAGCATTTAAAACTCCTACACCTTTATTTCTAATATAAATATCGTCAGTATGTTTATAAGTTCCAGATACATAATCTTTAATCAATATATTTTCAAATGCAACTAATCCTTTAACATCTAATTTAGCATTATCTTCTCTATTTAAATTTTCTGATATTTTATCATTGTATAGAGTTTTCACATTATATATGTATTTTGAGGAAATGTTTGTACCAATACCGACGTTGTTGTTTGCATCAATTGTCATCGCAGGTATATTACTAGCATTATTATATGTAGGGACAGCATTATTTCCATAAGATTCTTCAATACTAGCGGCAGATTTACTAACGTGAAATTCCAAAGGAACTCCGCGTGTTGTAGAAATAATAGCAGGTGATTCTTTGTATCCTCCAATAATACCAATACACATTCTAACAGGTTCATTATAGTCGTTATTAGTATCATTTCTAATAGAAATGTGCATGTTATTGAATTTATTATTTGGAGTAGTCACAATATTTAAAGGATTTGTATTATTATAAGTATCTACTTCGCCACCAAATGTAACATAATTGGGCGTAAATATATTATTAACATTATAATTATGATCGTATAAATTATTGTATTCTGAATTATAAATACTGGTTTTAAAAGGTTGTGATGTAGCGAGATCATTTGTTTTAACTATAAATTCTTTAACTAAATTGCATGTAATAGGATTTGCATTATCTAATATGATATTACTTATTTGAAATCCTGCTGCTTTGATAATACCTGTACAATGAATATTTTTGTCTACAAAAAGAGAAGTATCGTGATTTAAATTAGAATTTGCGAGATGTCTTGATGAATTAATTGCAACACCTTTTTGATTTACTATTAAATTCCATTTTGTATTTATTGTATCTTCGGTATTAATACTATATGTTTTTTCTCCTACAACTAAAAATTCTTCGTATTTTTTCAAGTCTATTTTACTTAAATTCTTAGCCTCATCATTGTCATTGAGTTGTAACCCAATTGCAACCGAATCAATTTGTATTGTAGGGTTGGTTATATCATTGACTAGATAACTCATATATTATCTTACTCTATTTAAAAGAAAAATACATTTAATATTTATATATATATAAATATAAAAAATGATACATTATAATTAATATAATTAATTACACAAATGAAACGTATCGAGAATATTCATAATAAAACTATGGAAATTTGTATTGAAAATCAACCCTACAATAATAAAAATATATTATTGCAAAGAGAAGACTTAGATAGTTTGTTAAATAATAATGGTTTAAAAAATTTAGAAATTAAGAATATTAACTTATATCGTGTAGCATTTGTTCATAAATCATATTGTACTATGAAAAATGCAGATTTTGACAAAAGTAACGTAAATTGCCCCCCTGATTGTCTACCATTGCAGGATATGTCATATGAAAGACTAGAATTTTTAGGAGATTCACTGCTCGGAATGATTGTAACTAATTATTTATATTTACGATTTCCAGATCAAAACGAAGGATTCTTATCAAAAATAAGAACAAAGATAGTTAATGGCAGAATGCTTGGTTATCTATCGGAAAAAATTGGATTGCCTAAATTTGCTATAATTTCAAAACAAGTTGAAGAATCAGGTGGAAGAAATAATTATAAAATTATGGAAGATATCTTTGAAGCTTTCTTAGGTGCACTTTATTTAGATTTTCAAACAGATGTTGACGAGGTATCGCTTCCTTCAAATATTAGAATAACACCTTCAAGTGGTGCAGGATATTATATCGTAGAAAGTTGGATTATATATATTATAGAAAATTATATAGACTTCTGTGAACTAATTAGAATAAAAAATAATTATAAAGATATGCTAGTTTCGCATATGTTACATTATTTACAGGATGTTCCACAATTTAAAGAATTAAATATTACAACCAAAGATAATGTGCGTATATTTAATTATTGTATTAAAGATAAAAATGGTTCTATAATTGCAACTTCAACAGGAAATACAAAGAAGGAGGCAGAGAATAATGTATCAAAAGAGGCATTATTATATTATAATGTTAATATACAAGAATATAATTCTCATATATAAGAATATAATTCTCATATATAAGAATTTATAATATACCTTCATATAATTATATTATGAATGATAATATTAATATGAATATTACACATCTAGTTTTATCAGGTGGAGGAATGCATGGTGTAATGTTCATAGGTGCACTGAGATATTTATATTTTAAAAATTTAGATAAAAATATAACACATATCGCAGGGTGTTCAATTGGTTCTTTCATTGGTCTTATGTTTGCTTTTAAAATGCAAATAAATGAAATGGAAGAATTAATATATACAGCGAGCGAAGATAGTGAATTATGTAATGTGCCTATAAAAAATTACATTAAATTAATAACAGAATATGGAATGTGTGATATGACTAAATTTATAATTCATTTAAAAAATGCAGTTAAAAATAAATATCCTTTTTTAGAAGATATAGTAACATTTAAAGATATCTCTCAAAAGTTTGGTATAAATTTATATATGTCCTCAACTAATATTAATTCGTGCGAAAATAAAATTTTTTCAATTGAAGATACTCCTAATATATGCGTATATGATGCGTGTTGTGCATCAATGTGCATTCCATTATTATTTAAACCTATATATATTGACGATTATTATTATTATGATGGCGCATTAACAAATAATTTTCCTATAAAAATATTTGAAAAAGTCCCTAGTGAAAATATATTAGGTATGATATTGCAAAAAGAAAATAAGGAAGTTATTGAAAAAATCAAACATATTAATCTGATATATATAATTAAACAATTATTTACTATATTTAATAAATTAAGAGTAAAACATGTCTTGTTTGAGCAAATAAAAAATAGTAAAATAAATAATTTTTATTATCCTACTAATTTACCATTAGATAACACAATGAATATAACGTTTAGCAGACTAGGAATGAAACTAGAATTGAAAAAAAAACAAATTGATGATATGATATTTGCAGGTTTTGAAAGTATGATGGAATATATGGATGAAAGATATAATAATTATATAGAAGAATTAAATCTACGTACTATAGATTTATAATTTTGTTTTTATTATTAATGTAATAAGGTTTTTTGTTTATTATTTTAGCATTTAATGGTTTCGTATCAGTAAATATATTATTGGGCAGCTTCAATAATTCACTTATAATTCCTTCTGATATTAAATTTAAAAACTTAGTATTTTGAATAGATATATTTCTATTGTCTTTATAAATATTCCTCAATTTATATTTAAAATCTCTTATAAATATTGAAAACTCATTAGATGGTAAATTCATTGGCATATTAATGTCGGCGAGCCAAGAATCTTTTGAAATATTTTGATTTACAAATGGACCTATTATTCTTCTATAATCATCGTAAATATCATAGTTATCAACACGATTTATAGTTGTACATAACCCGAAATCATATATATACATAGAGTATTTGCCCGTTTTTAAATAGTAATTTTTCCCATTTATATTGTAATGATAATAACCTGTTAGATTATTATTGTAATGATATAAGAAATTTCCCCAATGACAATCTCTATGAACATATCCAAAATTATGAAATGTTAATATTGATAACATAATTTGTGCAAATACATTATATAACATCTCATCATTCTTTAAAAATTCTTTTTGTTTACACAAATGCTTTAAATCTCCGCGAGCGAGTTCATTTAACAATATTATATATTTTCGGTTATTAATAATATCTGGTAATTTTTTATTTGATAATATGTTACATTTAATTACTTTATAAGTTAAAATAAAATGTTTAGATATTTTTTTATTAATTATTAATTCTGTTATTTTACTATTTAATTCGCTCTCTAATATGTTTCTATTATTTTGTATCATAAGTTTAGCAGCAATAGGACGCTTTCCTATTTCATTTTTAATATTTGCAATATAGATATATCCATATTTACTTGAGGTTCCAATCCTTTTAACGAGAGATATTTTATCTTTTATGGTATAATTAACCGCATTACTATTTTCTTGTTGTCTTACATTTAAACATTCATTATTACTGATACCTGTTATTTTATTAAGTATGTGATTGTAGTAAAAAATTCTACTATCTAAATTATATTTTATATTTTTGTCTTCAAAATATTTTTTGATATCTTTTATACCAATAAATTTATTATTTTTTTTTACAACTACATTCTTTGATGATAGGTATTTAGAATCTATTGTATTTGATAGTGAACCTTTGGACATAAATTTACTTTTATATTCGTGAGAAGAATTCATTACACTTTTCTATTATAGTACAATATTCTAATATATTAATATAATAGATTTGTTAATGAATAATACAGAACCTTATATATTTGTAATAGATTTAGATGGTACTATAATTGGAAATTGTACATATCAATGTGATATATATAATATTATGGAATTAATAAAAACTAGCAATAAAAAAGATTTAAATAAATATAAAATATTGTGTGATAAATGTTTAAATGATAGTTATAATGACAAATCTTTGCTTATAAGACCGCATTTTTTCTATTTTGTTCAATCAATGAAAAAATTATATCCACAATCTTATTTTTATATTTATACAGCGTCGGAAAAAAAATGGGCGATTAAGGAAATATCTATAATTGAAAAAAATTATAATTTTAAATTTGACAGACCCTTGTTCACGCGCGATAACTGCATTATAGATAACGATGGTAATATAAAAAAATCAATTGCAAAAATATTACCTCTTATAAAAAAGAATGTTAAGATGCCTGCGTCGTATGATATTAAAAAACATCTTTTAATAATAGACAACAATCCTACGTTTATAGATTATAAAGATAATTTATTGTTATGTCCTACCTATAATTATATTAAATTTAATAATTTAAAAGATATAGTACCTGACGAAATTGGTTGTAATAATATTAAAAATTATGTTACTAAATTAACGAAAGAACAGCGGATATGTAGAAACTATAATAGTCAGGAGTCTATGGAAAAAATATATAGATGGTTATATAAAAAATGTAAAAAAATAAATAAATATAATTCAAAATATTTAAATGACAATTTTTGGAAAGATTTAGTTATACTAATAAAAAATTATAGTATAAAACATTATACTTCTAAAAATGTTGAAATGATGCAAAAAAGTATCAAAATATAATTATATAATAATAATGTAATATAAGAATGATATAAATGATATATGTTAGTTTTGATATTGGAGTTAAAAATTTGGCACTTTGCATAATTAAAAAGATAGATGAAACTCATATTTTAGAAATCATAGATTGGCGCATAATAGCACTCGCAGATAGTAAGAAGGAAATTAAGGGTATTGAAGATATAAGTGAGAGAATTTATATGGCGATGGATAACATAATGGGTGATTTAAAAAATAAAAACATTAATGTTATTGATTATGTATTAATAGAAAATCAACCTTCAAATTTAAATGGTATTATGAAGACAATACAGCATATAATATATGGTTACTTTAGTTTAATTAAATTCTGGGATAAAGATATTAATAATGTTCTCCTAATAAATGCTTCTTTAAAAACTAAGAATCATAAGTATGTAATTAATATAGAAAGCGGAAAACAAGAAGACCCTAAAAATAAGAAGGGATTTAGAAGAGATAAATATAAAAATAATAAATTATTAAGTATAGAATTATGCAAAGAATATATAAGTGAAGATGAAAATTTAAAAAAATTATTTAATGAAAATAAGAAAAAAGATGATTTAAGTGATGCGTGTTTGCAGACAATATCTTATATTAGGAGCACCACGAAGGAAGATATTACTAATAAATATAATAAAATATATATGAGCGAAATAATTTAAGAAATAGCAAATTAAATACATCACTTTAGAATATTATTTATTTTTATATGACGCGTATTAATGCAGATTAAAATATTATAATAGATATATAAACATTTAATATCAAAATAAATATATAATATGGCTTTAATATCAACTCTTAATAACCAAAATGATGATTTAATAGAGTTAAATAGGGACAGTTTTAAAAACCAATCTTTTAATTTCAATATTCCACGAGAAAATAAAAATAAATCATTTGACAATTCGTTAAATAATGAACTATTTAATAGGCAAAAAATAAGCGATGATGTTATATCTATGTCATCTGCCGGTTCTTCGCGCGCTAGTTCTCCTGGTGGAAAACAGAATTATATGAAAAATATGAGTTCTATTTATAAAAATAAAGAAAAAATAGTTAAAGTTAAAAGGTTTGATAATGACGATGATAGTGATAGTAAAAAGAGCGGTAGAAGTAGAACAAGTGCTAAAAGTTATTCTAGTTCAGCGAGTACCGCTAGCGATGAGAGTGGCGAGAGTGGCGAGAGCGTAGAAAGTGGAGGAAGCGGAGATAGTGGGGATAGCGGTGATACAGGAGGAAGCGGTGATACCGGAGGAAGTGGAGATAGCGGCGAGAGTGGAGGAAGCGATAGAAGATTATCTGGAGGTGGGAAATATTCTAATGAAAGAAAAAAATACTTAAGTCCGAAAGAGTTACTTAAACTAGAACTAAATGAAAAAAGAGAGATAATATATCAACTTGATAGATTACAATCAAAGGGTTTCAAAGTTCCTTTTAATTTTAATATGAATTCTGATCTAGAAGAAATGAAGACAGAATATAACAGAATAATTAGGGAAAAAGAGTTAGACGGAAGTATTCGTTTTCAACAAAAAATGCTAATGGCATTTATATCAGGAACAGAGTATTTAAATAGTAGATACGATCCTTTAGCAATTCGT